TCACTTTTTAATTTTCCCCATTTTTTTAATCTCGTTTAATTCCTTATCGAGCAGATCGGCAGATCGTTCTTTTCTTTCTTGAAACAGGTGGCCGTAAATGTCGGCGGTCGTCCCTATCTTGGAGTGTCCGACCCGCTCGCTGATGTCTTTCATTTCCTCGCCGGCGTCAATGGATAGTGAAACCGATGTGTGTCGAAGCCCGTGAAACTTGATCGGTTTTAGCTTATTCCTGTCAATAAATCGTTCCCACCACGTAGAAATACTGTCCGGATGAATCGGACCATGGATGCCGTCGGGCGAGAAAAAATAAGTCCGGCTGTCGTCACATTCGGCGTCGTAGGCTTTAAGCGTTGCCATGATGGACTTTGGGATTTTATTCATGCGGCTGCGGCCGTTTTTAGTTGATTTTTCTACGGTTCCTTTGCCTTTGACGGCAACGATGTCACAGTCGATAATGGCGAGCCGTGAATCAAAAATAAGGTGATCCCTATGTAGTCCGGCAATCTCGCCGCGCCGCGCGCCGGTTCCGAGTGCAAATAAAACGATGGACTGCCAGAATAGCGGCTCATCAGCAAGTGCCTGCAGCAGCGCGGCAAGGTCTGCCTTACTGTACCGGCTCGGCTCTTTTCTTTCGACAGGCGGTGTTTTGACGCCAATCATCGGCGATGTTTTGATGTAACCTTGATACACGGCATAGCTGAAAATGCTTTTCATACAGGTAAGATGATTTTTGATTGTTGCCGGCGATAACGTGTAGGCTTGACGCTTAACGATGAAGCAACCTTTATCCGTGGAATCAAAATAGAGTTCCGCATGCCTATGTGCCGGATTGTTGATGATGCTGTTAAATTCGCAATCCGGCTGTTTCAGCTTATTAAAAAATTGACGAATATGGTACTTTTCAATTTTCCCGATCGGCGTTGCGCCAAACGTTGGCAAGATGCGCAGACGGAGATTTGATTCATAGCCTTCGCGCGTTCGCGGCGACTTATCCGCCATGTGGTTCTTCCACCACTCGCGGACAAGATCGCGAAACAGCATTAATTCATGACCGCCGATCGTTCCCTTTTTAATCTGTGTAATCAGATCGGCCCGCGCTTGTTCGAGTTCGTGTTTATTTTTAGCGTCGACCGTCGCATAATGCCGCTGATAGCTCCCGGTTCCGTCGCTCCCGCTATAGATGGTTAGCTGATACCTGTTTTTTCCAACTTGTTTTGCGCCTTTAACCCCGAGCGCGCCCATTGACTTTTTCCTCCTGCCGAGAAATAAATTCTTTAATTCGTTCGATCGGCACATGATCGACTTGTTTGTCGATTTGCTCAAGCGTCTGTCCGGACTGATAAAGCCTAAGTGCCTTTTTTAATCGGTTGTTATAGGCCATCTCGCAGATTGACCGTCTACGGAACGGCGGCGCCGGGCAAAAATGCTGCAGCTCATGGGTGACATGGAAAAAATGGCCGCAATAATCGCATTTTCTAATTTCAGCCCATGTAATATTCGCGTCAACGATTTGTATAAAAGCAGTGCCAATCAGGCAATCATGCTTTGCTCTTAATGTAAGCTCGCTATTAAATTGATCGGTATCCGGATCATTAAAAATATCTATTTCACACCAAGGATTATTGTTCAATATTTTATGTAAATAGTCTTCATCGCCCCACGGTGTGTTAATATCTTGCGAGTTCATTCGGATATGGTTCACGCAAATTTTATGATAAAGCCTTATATCGTGCTCGACAATGTCTACAAAATTGAAGCATAGTGATATTTCATGCTCATTTAGTCCCCAGCTCTCGACTGGATTGTTAAGCGGTAAGCCGAACCGTTTTATAAATTCGCCGACATTTCCTTTGCCGAGTTCCATATAAAAATTAGGATATTTGACAAGGTGATAGCTTCGCTTATCCTCAGGATCGACCGGAGCGATAACCAAGTCTGACTGTTTTTTCATGCTACGCGCTATTAATAACCTTTCATGTTTTGATTTTACAATATTTTCTATTACCTCTTTATATCTTGCTATTTTTGGGTGTCTTTCAATATACAAATTAATGAATTGACTAATACTAATGATTTGATATTTCCCATATAATGGATAATCATGATGCTTATAAATAAAGTTCAAATATTTATTCATGTGTAAATTTCCCCAATTCCGTATGGTTTTGTATCATCTTAGTTTATCTAAGTTCGACTAAGTTCAATTAATTCAATTTTTACGACATAATACTTATAATAGAAGACTTTTCGCGCGTTGACTTCATCCGTATACTGTGCTTTACTATTTATAGGATAACACGAGAAAGAAGAAATATGCAAGATAACTTGTCGTTATTCGAATAATCATCTAGGGGAGGAAAAAAGCATGATAGCAGATAGAAAAGTTCCCGACTATACGCCCGAACACGACCACCGGCGGGCCCTAACAGCTGATGAGGTAGCAAAAATTTTACATGTGCGGAAACAAGAAATTTATAATCTTGTTCGACAAAATGCAATTCCGTATAGGCGAATCGGGAAACGGTACATTCGTTTTTGGCTGCCAGATATTGAAAAATTTATGCGTGGAGAAGAAGTGAATGGATAATGAGCGATGAAAGGAAATTTGTGATTTATGAGGGACATGCAGTTAGTAATAAACTTGTTCGGCGTGAATGGACGTGGAACGAATTTAAACGACGGTCCCTGCAGAGCAAGGACACCGGCGAAACCCGAGACGAGTATTTAAAGATCAATGCTACCGACAAGCCGCAGGCGCTGAGAATCAAGGACGTCGGCGGGTTCGTTGCGGGAGAGTTCAGCAAACCAATTAGGCAGAAGAAATATCTTGTTAGTCGTTCGATGATTACACTTGACCTTGAACGCAATGAAAAGAAAGCAAGCAAAAAGCCCGATGTGACAGCAATCATCGGGCGACTGGCAGGCAAAGCATATGTGGTTTTCAGCACTCACAAATACACAGTTGACGATCCGCGTATTCGTATTGTCTTACCCCTATTATACGACATACCGGCTGAAAATTACAGTTTTGTTGCCGAATCGGTCGCCCGGTTCCTTGGGGTGTACGACTGCCTTGATGCTAAGGCATCGATTAAAACTCCTCATCAAATTATGTTTTGGCCAAGTAATCCACACGACGTTAAGCCGTTTTTAAAGTGCGGCGATGGCCAGCTTTGGGACCCGGCGGATTACATGGATGAATCGATCCGATCGGTTCGTAGTGCGAAGAAACAAGCCGACCCCAGCAGAAAGTCGGGGCCGATGGGCATATTCGCCCGAGCGTATAAGGGCAAATGGGAGGAACTCGTTAGTCGCTATGACTTGCCGTATGAAGAAGATAGGCCCGGTCGCTGGCGCTATACCGAGTCAAGCAGCGTTGCCGGTGTCCTTGTTTTCTCCGATGGGTTGTTTATCAATAGCTGCCACGCGACCGATCCGGCCCGCGGCTTGCACAATTATTACGATGCTGTTCGCTTGCACAAGTTTGCCGATCAGGATAAGACGCCACCCGATGGCGACCTAAGCCGCTGCGGCGAAAAAGCGACGCTGAAAGCGATTATGAGTGATCCGGTGTATAAGGCGCAAACTGAAAAGGAAGGGCAGCAGCAAAGCGAATTACCGTCGGGCGTTCACGATGTGAATCTAACGGGCAGTGGCGGTAGTGACAAACGGGCAATGAAAGATCTGCTATATGACATCGCAATGAGCTTTAAGCCGACATTTTACCGGACGGCATCAAACTTTTATATGGATATTGCATGGCATGGTAAGCCGCTAACTCTTATGATCGGATCGCCTGAGTTCAAGCACTTTTTCCGGCGGAGATTTTGGGACAAACACGGCAAAATGCCGAATGCGCCAGCGGTAAAAGAGGCCGCCGAGCAACTGGAATCCGTCGCGGCGGAAAGCCAAAAAATAGACGTATATTTGCGCGTTGCACAAATTGGAACAAGCGTGATCTATTACGATTTAAATAACGAGGCGGGACAAGTCGTCCAGATTACGGCGCAAGGCTGGCAGGTTTTGGATCATTCGCCTGTAAAATTTATCCATCCGGAGGCGATGGGAGCCCTGCCAGTCCCCGAGTGTGGCGGTTCGATCGATGAGCTGCGCGAAGTCGTTAACACCGCGACTGAAGATGATTTTAGATTATACGTTGGATGTCTTATCGCCGCCATGCGTTGCGATGCCAGCGGCTTCTTTATCATGTCGATCAACGGGGAACACGGCAGCGGGAAATCGACCTTGTCGAAGATTGCCCATCGCCTCATCGACCCGAGCGAAGCCGAATTGATGAGCGTGCCGGACGATGAGAAGGAGTTCGGCCTGCAGGCCGCCGGTAACTGGTTTCCCACCTACGATAATTTGAAACGCGTTTCGTCCAAAATGTCCGATTGGTTTTGCCGCCTAGCGACTGGTGCCAGCTTCCAATCTCGTGCCCTCTACGAAAATACCCGGCTTATCACGGTCAAATACAAACGCCCGGCGCTGATTAATGGGATTACCGACTTGGGCAGCGAACCGGACTTTTTGAATCGGCTGATTAGGATTCACACGGCACCGCTAGGAGCAGATCGGCAATCAGACATTTACGGCTCAGGAGGCGGAATCATGACAAAATTCGAGGCGATGCGTCCGCGTATTCTCGGCGTGCTCTTCGACGCCCTGTCCTCCGCCCTCCGGAATGTTAATCAGGTGAAACTAAAGCACGACATACGGCTACGCGATGCGGCGATGTTTGTGTCGGCTGCAGAACTCGCGCTTGGTTGGTCGGGGCACGATTTCGAAAATGCCGTTTCCTTTAATCAGTCGGGGTCTCAGAGCGAGGCCGCTGACCAGAACCCATTCATTCGGCGGCTTGTCGAGTTTATGACAGACAGGCCCGAATATAAGGGAACAGCGGAACAAATTCTTAAAGAACTAACAAACGAATTGCCATATTCAGAACAAAAGTATTTTCCGAAACAGTTAAAAAAGCAGCTACAACAATACAAATCAACCTTGCGAAAATATTACGGCGTTACGTGGAGGAGCAAGCACACTAATCAAGGCAGTGTTTACCTCATAAAAAACGAGCGGTACAACCGGGCTGGGAGCGTTAAAGTATCACCCTTTCCAACAATCCAAAGCGAACGCCGAGTAAGCGCACAACAATATTATTAAGGAGATGATAAAAAATGATTAATTCTGACATCGGCCGCCGCCTACTTGTTGACATCGCCGCGCGCACCGCACGAAAACAAGGCATTACGGTCTTAAACCCGGAAGTTGCCTTCGGGATTGATAAACTATCAGATTATGAAGTACAACAGATATTTGCTGAGGCACTCTATTATTATAGACACCAAAAAAGTACCCCTCGTCCGGAAACGGCTTCTCAGAAAGCCGCTAGAGATGTTTTTTATAACCTATTCGATAGATTACACCTGTGAAATATAGAACCGATTAGATGGCGTTCTGAGGCGTTAGAAAAGGGGGTGGTTTCAAACAACCTCGTTTACTGCTTGTTATCGGTCAACCCGTCCATAAATTCGGCAAGCTGTCGTTTCTTTGCGGTTGAAAGTCCCTTTGCCGATTTAAGAAGCCGCAAGTCGGCCGGCGATAGCTCATCGCTGAAAAATTCCGACAGCGTGACGCCGATCACCGAACATATTTTTTCCAGTGTGTCGAATGATACGCCGGTTTTATTACTTTCAACTTTGGAAATATAGGCCTTGCTAACGCCGAGTTTTTCGGCAAGATCGACGGCCCTCATGCCGCGTGATTTTCTGATCGATTTTATTTTACCGCCAATGTCAAATTTCAACTCGATCACGTCCTTTGCATCAATTATATCATAAAAAATTAACCGATTAAGCTAACTTACTATTGCATTATTAGCCTATAAAGTTTATTATATACTTGTAAGTTAGCTTTAGAAGTTAATCGGAGGCGATTCAATGTTTCAATGGTTTCTAGCCACGGTTACGGCAATCGGTATTTATAGCATTTATGACAAATGGAGGGAGAACCGATGAAGCTATATCTCTACTGCCTGCTCGTGTATCTGGCAGCGATGCTAATGATGATCGGGTTGTGTGATGTGATGAAGGCCTTTTCCGATTGGATGAGGGAGCAGCGGCAGCGTCGGGCGTTGCGTAAAGTCGGTGAACTGATGAAGACGGTGCGGGAGGAGATCGCAAAGAGATGATGTTTAAAGAGTGGAAGCGCAAAGGCTACAGCGTTGTCGAGGAGCCGTTCGACCACGACTTGCATTGCTTTTCTATAGTGCAGCAGCGGACTGTTCCGGTTTCGCTCTGCACGATCACACCGGCGACGATTGAAGACATGAACGAGATGAAGAAAGCGCTGGACGCTGGCGAGAGCGTGCAAGGCTGGGAAGACGGCATGGGCAACGTGATCAACCTGAGAAGGTATGGAATCGAGGTGAAGGACGAATGACTTACCTTGATTTTATTGTTTCCATTATGGACGACACGCGGCAAACCAATCATTATATCAGTAAGCTGCTTGATCGCGGCGATACGGCGGCCGTTAAGCTCTTGACAGCCCGGCTGCATACGTTGTCCGTGCTGGCCGGTGGAATCGCTGACGGGGCCTATGATGCGGTGAAGAAAGACATACTCGAGGAGGAGAAGGCAGAATGAAGAAGTACCAAGGGCAATATGAACAAGTAGAACCGTTTCTATCAAGCGACAATGAAACCTTTAGAAGATTGATGCTACAGTATGAATCGTTTATCGACAAATTAAACGATCAGCCGAAAGATGAATTACTAAAATGGGCACTTACGGGCTATGAAGCGGCATTTAATGCGCTAGGATGGAATGTTTTGCACGTACTCGTTGACGAGAAGGAGATAGAATATTGATCGCACAATCTTATAAAGGCGTCCGACTCGACGAAGCGCAGCTCTACGAACTGTCGGACTTCATGCGGATCAAGCATCATCTCGCCGACATTGTGTTCTCACTCAAGATGGACGACGACTTTACGAAGGGCGATGCGGCGCGAGAGCTTTTAGATGTTATTACTGAAGACCTTGATTGCGGGTTTCATAACGAGGCAGCCGAGCAACAGATATTCAAGCTGTATCAAGAAAACGCGGTGCTTAAAAAACGATTGAACGAATTAAAAAGCTGAACCGACAAAATGACAGTCCAACGCCCGATCATCGGGCGCCTTTTTTTATGCAGAAAAACAAGCGCCGCCGAAAGGGAACCTGACGGGATCACTCCCGACAGGAAGGAAACCGGCGGAGCTGATGGGTTCCTTCTCTAATTGACTTAATCTAAATAAAGGGGTTTTGCCGGCGTGTCCAACCGCCGACATCTTTATTATAGCACTATATATAGTGTTAATCCTATTGAAACTAGGTAATCTATAGATTCAGTGCTATAATAAAATTAGAAAATGTAACGGGGAGGGTTACAGTTTGGCCGGATTCTTTAGTCGATTAATCCATCGCATTCAGCCGCCGCGGCAGACAACGCAGGCGGAGGTATTGTCCGGCGGGCCGGCGGTATTTAGCCCGTTCAGCGGTAACGCCTATGAGTCGGACATCTACCGCGCCGCCGTCGACGCGATCGCCCGCAACGCCGCAAAGCTCAAGCCGGCGCACGTTATCACGTCGGCAGATGGCCGTAAAGACGGCGATAATGCGCTGAACTACATATTATCCGTGCGGCCGAATCCGTACATGTCGACGTACGATACATTGTACAAGCTCACGACGCACTACTATCTCTATAACAATGCGTTTGCATGGCTGCAGAAGGACACGCGCGGCAACCTCGCCGCCGTATGGCCGGTGCGCCCGCAGTCGCTGCAATATGTCACGGACGAGAGCGGCACGCTGTACGCGGCGCTAGTTCTTGCAGACGGGCGTAAGCTCACGCTTCCTTACAGCGAGCTGTTCACCGCGCGGCGCTTCTACAACAGCAACGACCTACTCGGCGACACGAATACGGCAATCCTGCCGACGCTCGACCTTGCGCACGTGCAGAGCGAGGGGATGGAGAACGCGATTAAGTCTTCGGCAACGATTCGCGGCATTCTCAAGATTACCGGACACTTAAACGACGAGCTGCTTAAGAAGCGCAAGGATGCGTTCGTGGCGGACTACTTGAGCGCGACGAACAGCGGCGGCGTGGCCGCGATTGATGGGCAAATGGATTACCAGCCGCTCGAGAACGCGCCGCTCAGCATCGACGATAAGCAGCTTGCAGCCGTTAAAAGCAAAATTTACGAATATCTCGGTATCAGCGAGCCGATCGTTAATTCAACTTATACGGAGGACCAATACAGCGCGTTTTATGAATCGGTGCTCGAGCCGCTGGCGCTGCAGTTTAGCCAAGAGCTCACCGATAAGCTGTTTACAACCCGCGAGCAGGCCTTCGGCAATCAGATCATTTTAGAGGGCAGCCGCATGATGTTTGCCAGCAATGCCAGTAAAACGACTATGTTAAAAGACATCCTGCCCCTCGGATTGTTCACGATCAACGAAGCGCGCGAGATTTTGAACCTTCCACCTGTCGAGGACGGAGACAAAAGGCTTCAAACGCTCAACGTGGTTGACGCTAACAAGGCGAATCAGTACCAGACCGGACAATCGAGTAACCAACCCAAAAATGGGCCGGTTAATCAGATGGGAGATGGCAGCAATGAAGGAAATACGAGTAGCGAGGATTGAAGCACGTTCCAATGACGCGGCAGCAGCAGGACACGTCCTCACCGGCCGGCCAATCGTTTACGACGAGCCGACCACGATTCACGCGGCATTCGGCGACTATAAGGAGATTATCAAGCGTGGGGCACTCGACAACGCCGATTTATCCGACGTGCGGCTGCTCTACAATCACGATGCAAACCGCATCCCGCTTGCCCGGACGCCGAAGACAATGGAATTACGGGCAGATAGCCAAGGCTTAGCCGTAACGGCGCACCTGCCCGACACCGAGGAGGGCCGCAGCGTGTACACAGCAGTGCAGCGCGGCGACCTGTCCGGTATGTCGTTTGCCTTTACCGTCGCCGACGGCGGCAGCCACTACGACGCACGGGCAAACACCCGGACCATCTCAGCAATTAAGAAAGTCTATGAAACGTCGATTGTCCCGTTTCCGGCTTACCCCCAGACCTCGGTAGAGGCGCGGTCAGCAATACAGTCCGGACGGCAGCGGGAACAACTGAAAATTAAAATTAACAAATTATTAATGAAGGAGATATAAGGAAATGACATTTAAAACGGTAGCAGAAGCATTCAATCATTATCGTAAAGCAAGTGAGGAAGACATCGAAAAGCGCGCGGCCGATATTAAGAAGCTCGTGGACAGTGACCCGGATGCCGACATCGCCGCGCTGAATATTGAGCTCGACGGGCTGTCACAAGCGAAGCAAAACCTCGAGGAGCGCAACGCCGCTGCCAGTAAGCTGAAAGCCTTCAACCCGGTAACGGGTGCAGGGTTTCACGCAGCGCCGCAGACGCCCGTAGGCGATGTATTCGCGAGCCGTGAGTATCGCAGTGCGTTCTTTAAACACTTACTCGGACGCGAGCTCGACGCGCCGGAGAAAGCAGCCTTTAACAAAGCGGTCGAGAAGTCACGTATCGAAGCTCGCGCGGATAGTTTCAGCACGAGCACCAATACGGCGGCAGTCCTGCCGACCGCTACGCTGAACGAGATTATCAGCAAGGCACGCACCATAGGCGGCCTCATCGCTGCTTGCCGAAACTTCGCGATGCCGTCGAACATTGCCGTACCGGTCGCCACACCGACAAGCGCCGCTGCATGGCACGCAGAAGGCGCACAAGCAGAAACGACTAACCCGGACATTACGACGGTCACGTTCAGCGGTAATGAGATTATTAAGATTTTCAGCGTATCAACGAAAGTCCAGAGCATGAGCATTCCGGCGTTTGAGTCGTACCTCGAGCAGGAACTGACGGCGTCCGTCATGGACACGATCGCGCAATCGCTCGTAAACGGCACCGGCGAAGCGCAAGGAACAGGCGTGTTGTCGCTGAAGTTCGACGGTACAGACGGCAGTCAAGGGCTTACCTTTGCCGATGGTGGTTCTGACTTCTACGATCAGCTTCTGAACGCGATTGCCACACTGAAGCGCGGCTACAATAACGGCGCAGCCTTCGCGATGAATAACGCGACGCTGTACAAGCAAGTCTACGGCTTGAAAGACGGCAACGGCCGGCCGCTGTTTGTCAACGATCCGACCGCAGGCGGCAACGGTTATGTGCTTGGTAAGCCGGTCATCGTCGACGATTACCTGCCGGATGACGTGATCCTGTTCGGCAACTTCCAGTATCTCGGTTATAATCTGCCGGCGGGAATCATGGTCGAAGTGTCTCGCGAAAGCTCATTCCGTTCGGCGCTGATTGATTACCGGGCGCTGGCGATCGCCGATACGAAGCCGATCGTACCTGAAGCGTTCGTGAAACTCAGCAAAGCCACGGCGTAAGTTGAGCAGGTGAAGAATAAGGGGGGCGACGGGCTGTCGCTCCCTTTTCAATAAGGAGGAGGACTGTAACGATGTTGATTACAATAGAGGAAGCACGGGCAGCGCTGCGGCTGGACGGGACGGATAACGACGCGATCATTACAAGCTACCTTGAATCCATCCCGTCGTATTTAGAGGCAACGACAGGGCATGACTGGGCAGCCGATGAGCCGGTCGAACCGCTCGCGCAGACAGTAACGAAGTTTATCTTGCAGCTTTGGTACAACCCACAAGGGCCAGACAGCGTACGGCTGAAGCAGGCCATCGACGGGCTGCTTACCACACTCGAGGCGATGGCGGGAGCGATGGACGATGTATGAGTCCTTTGCTCGGGAGCTATACCACAGCACGGCATGGTGCAAGCTCAGTCATGCGTATATGGCAAGCCAGCATTACACATGCGAACGCTGCGGACGACTGGCCGTTATCTGCCATCATAAGACCTACTTAACGCCGCAGAACTGGCGCGATCCAAATGTGGCGCTTAACTGGGATAACTTGGAAGCATTATGCATGGACTGCCATAATCAGGAACACTTCAAGCGATACGGCGTAACGCGAGAAGGGCTGACATTTAATGAACGGGGTGAATTGGTAAAAGATGGAAAGATTGACACCCCCCATCGTCGAAAAGACGAACGGTCGTTTCCTGAACGGCGCTGAGCTTAAGAAAACCCCTCCCATCATTTTTTAAATTAGGCGAGCGTTCCAAATATTCCATAAAATAGTAATGAAAGGATGAAAAAGTCATGAATATGTCTAAAGATATGCAAAAGATTAAAGCCATCATCGACCGCCTGCCGGACGACAAAAAGCCTGTCGGCAATAGCCTGTTTAAAGAACTGCTGTTTATGAGCCGTACACTCGATAAGCTCAAGCAGCAAATCACGCAAGAAGGCCCTGTCAGCATGTTTCACCAAGGCAAACAGGAGTTCTTGCGCGAACACCCGGCCGAGGTCGCCTACGTCAAAATCTCGCAACGCTACGGGCAGTATTTTAAGCAGCTTGCTTCACTGCTCCCCGACGACGACGGGAAGGACAAGAAAGACGAGCTGCTCGAGTTCGTGAAGACAAAATGAACGCTATCAAGGAGTATGCCGCCAAGATTACGAGCGGGGAAGTGGTTGTCAGCCGGCGCGTAGCGAAAGTGTATGCGCGGCTTGTAAAGGCGATCGACAACCCGGGGCAGTATGTATTCGACGAGGAAAAGGCGCAGCGGCCCGTTACCTTTATCGAGCGGTTTTGTCGTCACAGCAAGGGCCAATGGGCCGGGCAGCCGGTCAAGCTCGAACTGTTCCAGAAAGCCTATATCGAGGCGCTGTTCGGCTTTGTCAATCGGGATACAGGCTTGCGGCAGTATCAGGAATCGCTTTTTCTCGTCGGCCGCAAGAACGGCAAGTCTACGCTGATGGCCGGCATCGGGCTGTATGGCATGATTGCCGATCACGAAGGCGGCGCCGAAGTCTACAGCATTGCGACAAAGAAGGACCAAGCGCGGCTGCTGTTTGACGAGGCGCATAACATGGTGAAGCAGTCGCCGGAGCTCTCGAAGTACGTGAGAAAGCGGAAGACGGACCTTTACTTTGAGGCGACGATGGCAAAGTTTCAGGCACTCGGCAAAAACAGCGACACCCTCGACGGTCTGAACGCCTCTCTCGTCATTATCGACGAACTGCACGCCGTCAAGGACCGGAACACCTACGAAGTCATGAAACAGTCGCAGTCTGCCCGCCAGCAGCCGCTTCTCCTCATGATTACGACGGCCGGTACCGTGCGGGAATGTATCTACGACGATATGTACGACTATGCCTGCAAGGTCGCCGATGGCAATTTTAGCGATGATCGGTTCCTTCCTATTCTATATGAGCTCGACGATAAGACCGAATGGACCGACCCGAACGCATGGCCGAAAGCCAATCCCGGGCTAGGCACGATCAAGCGTCGCGACGACCTCGTGCAGAAAGTGGAACGGGCGAAGCACAACCCGGCCGATGTGTCCGGCGTCCTGTGCAAAGACTTCAACATCCGGCAGAGCGCGGCCACGGCTTGGCTTACATTCGACGCTATTAATAATGAAGAAACATTTAGCCTCGCGGACTTTAAGAACGGATACGCCATCGGCGGTGCAGACCTGTCGATTACAACTGACCTCACGTGTGCCACATTGCTCATGATGGACCCGAAGACGGAGAAACGCTATGTAACGCAAATGTACTGGCTGCCGCGGGACAACTTTCACGAGCGCGTGCAGCGTGACAAGATACCGTATGATAAGTGGCTCGAACGCGGCCTGCTGCGGCTCTGCGACGGCAACACGATCAATTATGCGGATGTGACAAGGTGGTTTGTGGAGATGGCCGACAAGGCTGGTATCTCGCCGCTATGGGTGTATTATGACCCGTATTCGGCGCGGTACTGGGTGGACGAAATGGAAAGCGAAGGCTTCCAGATGGTGAAATGTATTCAAGGCGCGAAGACGCTGTCCCTGCCGATGCAGCAGATGGGCGCCGACCTTGCGGCAAAGAAGATCAACTACAATAACAACCCAATGCTGAAGTGGTGCCTATCCAATACCGGCGTCCAGACGGACCGTAACGGCAATATCGTGCCGGTGAAGGCACAGACACCCAAGATGAGGATCGACGGCATGGCGAGCCTGCTGGACGCTTACGTCGGGTTGCTCGACCATTTCGAGGAGTTCAAGCGGGCGATGTAGCGCCTCGCGCGCGTAAGCTGAGATATTCTTTGAAGAACGGTCCGTTTGACGGACCGTTGCATGTAGCGCCTCGCGCCCAATGTCGATGTGATTTCAAATCATATGGTCGAATCTGGTAGCGTTTCGTGTGTGTACGTAAGCTGAGAGGATTCATGTCCGTCAATTTGACGTACACAAGATGTAGCGTTTCGTGTGTGTACGTAAGCTGAGAGGATTCATGTCCGTCAATTTGACGTACACAAGATGTAGCGTTTCGTGTGTGTACGTAAGCTGAGAGTGCCGATGTCCTTTAAGGACATGGGTATTATTGGAAGTAGCACCTCGTGCGTGTACGTAAGATGAGAGGTCAGAATCCAATTTTGGATTTTGATTAATGATGTAGCGCCTCGCTCGTGCACGTAAGATGAGAGTTGTGACTTCCTTAAAGGAAGAGGCAAATATTGTAATGCCTCGCGCGTGTACGTAAGAAAAGGGTACGCATAAAGTGAGTACCCCTAGTCCTAGGCTATCGGATGACCTCACGAAACGTTAGCCCATAGGTGCCAAAATGGAATGTATAAAGGATATATTTACCATACGCATTAAACGCGTACCTGTCAAAATAACAGGCATGAAAGGAGAAAACATCAATGACGGTGCATTTAAAGGATAAGAAAATCAGCATCCAACAGAGAACGACGATAACAGACCCCGACGGCTTCCAGACGACGGTTTGGGCAGATGTGCCGGGCTGTAGTAACATCTGGGCGTATTATCGGCAGGCGAGCGGCAGCGAGTTCTACACCGCCGCCTCAACGGAAAACAAAGTAGAGGCTATCTTTGAAATTAACTACCACGCCGGACTGTCAACCGATATGTACGTCCTGTTTCGCGGCCAGTACTACGGCATTACACGAATTGACGACTACGAGGGCTATAAGGACACACTCCGCCTTGAAGCCTACCGATGGGAGGCGTAAGCAATGGAAAAGGACGAGGCATGGGCCGAATGGCAGCTAAAAATGCTGATCGAACGGACGTACCCGGCACCGATCAGCGGGGAACTGAGGGAGATTTTAGAGGCGCTGCAGCTGGATAGATGGCAAAACGCGCCTGAGGATCGCGATTAA